AAATACTTCCATACTATCTATCTATTGTTTGTTTAATATATTCCTTTTGCTTGTCTTCTTCGTAAGCTATCTCTCTCTGTAAGTAGTCTAATGCTTTACGTAAGTCCTGTAACTCATTATCTTTTTTACCTGCTCTTGCTACATACTTTAGAATATTACCTCTGTTAAAGTTAAGAGCGTAATCCTTACACACATCTATAATGTCGTAATCCTTTCCTGTCTGGTAATGTATTTGTGTTGCTTTCATACTTAAAAATTATATTTATAATTATGTCTCTCTACCTCTATCTTCTGATTAGCAAAACAACTCATTCCGTTGATATGGCTATCTGTAGGTACAAAGTAATTCCATTTCTTAAATGCTGGTATGTAATAAAAGAAAAAAGCTGCTCTTTTACCAGTATTCTTCTCATATATTACAGTTGCAGTATGGTCACTTGTAGGTATTATCTCTTGAACACTAAAAGTCTCATTATTGAAGTTATTTGCTCTATCTTTATTAGAATACCTACTGCAAACTTCATCTGTAAACTCTTTAAGGTGTTTTGCTATACTTTTATTCATAATTTAGCTATTACATTAAAGAATTATAACCCTCTATAACTTCATATTCGTTTTTAGCCTTCCAATCCCAAGATTTTACCCTTAAATTGACTAATTCGTATATTTCTGTTCTTTTTTCAGCAGGAAGTGAGTCTATAAGGTGGTTTAACTTGTCTTTTTGATGCTCATTATAAGATTTTAGTACTTTTGTTACTTTTTCCTTCTGAACAGCTCTCTTTCTGTAATCTCTCTTGTATGATTCTGGTTCTTCACTATAGTACATATGGTAAACATCTCTAAAAAACTTATAATTAGAGTAATATATATTGATTTTACTCATAGCAATATGAATAGAACTTCTATTTCTGATAACACCTCTATCTTTATACCATTCTGAGATATTTCTGTCATTCATATAGTTAAAATCCACTAATATCTTCCAAAACAAGGCTTTTAACGTAACTTCATCTACAATTCTACTTTTTGAGTCTATATCCACTCCAGTTAGCTTTTCAAACCTCTGTGCTAACAAATCTGCTCTTTCCTTATCGTATCTTTTCTTTTCTTTCATATTTATTCGTATTTTAATTCACTTAAATCATTATCATTATTAATTTCATTTACTTTTACCATAACTTTTGTAAATGTATCCATTTTATACCACTTTATAGCTTTATTTATACCAGCACAAGCTAAATAGTTCTCTAAATCTTCGTAATACTCTAAAACCTCTATTAAAGCACCTATAGGTAAACCATCTTGTATCTCTAACAAAGCATTACTAAAGTAAGCATCTACAATAGCCTTGTCATCATCGCTTAATTTGGTCATAACAGTCTGTTTTTAGTGTTAATAAAGACTTTGTCTGCTTAAACATAGCCTTAGCTTCTTCTCCATACACCTCTTTGTAAAGTCTATACGTCTTATTCAACATAGAATACTCTGTTTTAGCCTCTTTAAGCAACTTTGATGCATAAACCTTACCATACCCCTTACATACCTTTATATTGTCTGCTGAGTCCCCTACAATCATCTGAGAATAGAAGTTTCTATATGCTTCTTCTTCTGAAATCTTAACAAGCTCTCTTCTTTTGTAGTTATAATCATAAAACCAACAAGGAAATTGTTTATAGTCCTTATCTAAAGACATAATAATAACAGAGTCTACCCCATTCTTCTCAACTTCTTCTGCCCATAGCGTTGCTACAACATCATCTGTTTCTACACCATCTCCCCATATAGAATTATAAGATAGCTTTACTAATTCGTGAAGCTCTGTTAGTATCTCTGGTCTCTTTTGTGTTCTATTTAACTTATAGGTAGGTGTAATATCCTTTCTAAAGTTGTTTTTAGAGCCATTACAGACAATAACTTCATCAACTGGTACTTGTTCCTCTAAGAATGCAAGTAACTTCCCCATACCTTCTGAAAACTTATTGAAAGCAACATCTACATCTGTCTCAAACAAATCTTCATCATTGTCTCTATCTTCCTTTTTCTTAAAACAAGAAGCATAGATTAAACTGTCTGCATCAAATATAACTTTCATCTTTTCTTTGTTTTAGGAAATCTTTCCATTCTGTTAAAAACAATTCTGTGTCAAGTGGTCTTGTACTAACTAAATGTTGTTTTTCCTTGTTTCTGTTTTCTTCCCATCCAGTAATAGGATTAATGTTGTGATTCCAAAATCGGTAATCTTTGTGTTTACTCATAATAATATTTATTTTAAGCAAACCTACAAAACTATTTATACAATTCCAAGTATTTTTTAAGATTTTTTACTACTCTGGCAATACAAGTAGAACAACTTGTTCTGGTACTTTCATTCTGATTGAAGATAAAGTTGTAAGTATCAATGAGTTTCACTTTGTCCTTATGATTTACTTTATTTGTTTTCTTATCAAAGAAACTTATCAAATAATTATAATCTTCTTCAGAAATACAATTTACATTCTTATAAGTAAACACTTTATTTAGCTTTTCTTTACGTTCATCACATCCACAATCTTCTCCAGCAATAAACTTAACTGCTTTCTTTATTCCTGTAGCTGTAGTAATCTTTTCTATAGTGTCTCCTAAGCCTTTAGATTGCTTCTCTACATTCTCTTTTAACTTATTATAGTCTTCTGATGTCTGTTTAGCTTTCCATTGCTTGTACTCTCTATAGTCTTTACTTCTTTTGTCTATTGTTTCGTAATAGCCTTTTTGCTCTAATTCTGTGTAGTATTTGTTGTCTTTCATATCTTGTCAAAATCTTCGTTAAAATAATCTAATATATCTTCTGATAAATGTTCTCTTAATATTTCTCTTTGGTTTATTATTGAATTATGTATTGAGGTTAAACCTATGTTAGCACCTTTGGATATAGCTCTTAATGATAAGCCTTGCATAAAGTATAAATCAAATAGTCTTCTATCGTAAACAGTCCAAGTGGATGTTACCTCATTTATCTTACTCATTAAAGTAGAGAAGGCAGTATCCTCATCATAATCGTACTCTTCTAATTCTACTTCATCATTATCGTATATTTCATAGAATATGCTTTTCCTTTTCTCTTTTAAGGAATCATAGTACAGATTTCTTAATGTAACCCATACAAAGTATCTATTGATGTCATCTCCATACATTATCCTTCTTTCGTCCTTAATAAGTTTATTTAGCTTAATGTACATATCCTGCACTAAGTCTTCAGCATTATGTACTTTACAACCTAAGTTGACCAACATCTTTATCCAAGTAGTATGGTGTTTTGCTAATTTTTCTAACATTATATTTCTTTAATTAAAACTTCAACTCTTGGATTACTTCTATCTATCTCTGTAGGTAATATGGTTTCTGTCTTCACAAAATTGTCATTATCATCTTCCCAACAACCTAATTCTGTAATAGCATCCAGTAAGAATTTACTAACAACACTAACTACATTCATCTTATCTAATATCCTTTTAGTAGGCTTAAATACCTTATAAGTAATCTCTACAGGTGTTTGTATATGTAAACCCTCTAACTGCTCTCTAAGTAGCTCTAAATACAGTTTCTTAGCTTGTCCATTAACAGAATGATGTAAGTTTCTATACACATTCATATTTAAAGCTATACGTCTATCTTTTTTAGTCTTTCTTGGTATTGTAACGTGAAGAGGAGAAATTACCTTATGAACCATTATAACTTCATTAATTCATTAATAGCTGTATGCCCACCAATAACAACACCACAACCAATGGCAGGTTTCTTACCTGCTTTAGCATAAGCCATAGCATAGCTCTCGTGGTCTATACCACAACCAACTTGCATACCAAATACTTTGAATTTAGCACCTACAACCCATTCTGTATATACTTGAGTATGTAAATGCCCTTGAACAGTAGACATCATATCTCCTTTACACTTAGTACGAGCTGTACCAGCTTCTCCATGAATGTATTGAACATTGTCTAATACATACCTTTCTACAAAATTCCAATTAGGAGTGTTTAGCACTTCATTGTAGGCTCTAACCCATTTCTTAGGGATACCACCAGTTTGTGCCTTACGCATTATAATTCTATCGTGATTACCTATAGTAACAATAGCTTCTGGAAATGCCTTATACCATCTTGATATTCTTTCAATAGCTAAATCTAATTCCTCTCCACCACCTAAACCATCAGCAGATGTTTCGTGATAACTTGAGTAATGATTGTCTATTACATCTCCAATAAAAATAACTTTGTTGCAGTTGTACTTTGCGTAAACATCTTTACAATGTTTTAAATAACCATCTAAACAAAAAGGTTCGTGTAGGTCTCCTATAACAAGCACTCGGCTTTCATTAGCTACAAGGTTCTTGTAAGCTTTTAGGATATTACCTTTTAGTCTCGGTCTGAAGTCTTTATATGTTTTCATACCGAAATATAACAGATATACTTCGGTATAAAAACTAATTATAGTAAATACTTATTAACAATTTAAAAATCATTAATATTATCTATGATAGGTAATCCACTTTCATCTAATTTAAAGTCGAATGATTCAAATGGTGTATTCCTACTTCTTTTACAGTTAACTGTTATACAGCCAAACTTATTCTCATCTTTTTCTAATTCTATTTGTGTCTCTGCCTTTTTTTCTAAGAAGCTACCTAAATGTCCTGTGGGAGAACCAATACCATTACCTTTGACGTTGCAATGTATTACAGTTACTATGTGACAATTATAAACAGATGTCCAAGTCATAATCTTTTGTACCATTAGATTACATTCCTCTAAATTATTAACATCACTAACTAAATCAGCTACACCATCTATAATAACTAACCCTATCTCTTTACCTTCTTCGACTAATGATTCTAAGTAGTAATCTATAAAGTCTATTCTACTTTGATAACCTATCTTTCTTAATGCGAAAGTATGATAAAAACTTAAATCTAAACCTTTATTCATCCATTTTATGCGTTTAAATACTCTCTGGCTATGCCAATCTCCTTGTTCTGTATCAAAGTGTATAAACTGCTTATTCTCTCTAAAAGAGTTCATACCTTTAGTATGCTTACCTATAGGATTGCAGAATGCAGATGCCAACAAACTAATAAAGAATGTCTTCATACTTTTTGGTGGTGCTTGTACAAAGCTAAAGTTACCATATGTGCATAATTCTATTGGAAATGATTGTGTAGTATTATCCTTTAACTTAACTTCTTTAGTTTTATAGCTAATTGCTACTGGAGGGTGTTCTATCTTTTTATTAATGTCTATAGCACACTCTTCTTGTATAGATTGCATAAACATTATATGGTCATTCTTTTCTTGTAATTCTTCTTCTGTCATTTGTTTTGTTTTTATTAGTAAAAAAAAGAGAGGCTTTTACACCTCCCTAATATGGAAACAATAAATTTTTATTTAAATACCTAAAATGGTAAATCAGTTGTTGCTAATTCCTCTGTAGGTACTCCAATATCTGTAGCAGGTCCTTCAGATTTAAATACCTTCCAAGCATTTAAACTTACATAATACTTACCTTTGTATTCATTACCTCTAACATTAAAAGATACATCTACATCTTTACCTACCTTGTTGTACTTTAAGAAATCATCTACCTTCTCTCCAGTAAAGTCAAACTTAATGTCTTGAGGGTATTTCTCATCATTTGTTGTTATAACAAATTCTACTTTTTGAAATCCAGACTCAAACGTTTGTTTTTCTCCGATTTGCTTGATTTTTCCACTTACTTGTAAACTCATAATTTTAATTTTAATTGTTAATATTCTACTTTAATTACTATTTGTGTATAATGTCATCTAATTTACCTATGATATGTCTTACTTCTGACTTCTCAAACCTACCTACTATTTCAAGGTTAATAAATTCGTTATCAAACTTATTCTTTCTTTTTTCTTCTGCTGAAATTTCTAATATATTTTTCATATTACTTATTTAATAATTCTTTTACTTGTGCTGTTAAACTATACTTAGACTCTACTACTGCCATAGAACCACCATCTTTTAAGTATTTCTTAACCTTATCAAACTCTGGTGCTGTAGCTTTAAGTTCTATCTTGCTATTAGAAGCATTTTTAGGTGCTTTAGAGTGATTATTAGTAGCATCACTATCTTTAGTGTCATCTAACAATAATAAGTTCCCTAAAGCGTACTTTTTAGCATAAGAAGATGCTGCTCCAGTTCTTTGTGGCATTTGCATACCTTTAGCTGTAAAATCTATAATTGCTTGTGCAGTAGATGATATTGAACTTTCTCTATCTATAGACTCTGTATCTATAACTTTAGCTTCTGAATCTACATAAACGTGACCACCTAATTCTTTTAATTCATCTGTAATCTTAAATACTACTTTGTATTTAGCTTCAAATGGTTTAACAGACTCTAAGATGTCTTCTGCTGAACGATAGTTGTACTTACCAAAATTGTTTCTTTGGTTCTTAGGAGCTTTTAACTCTACTTGGATTTTCTGTAATTTCTCTAAAATAGTCATAATTTACTCTGGTTTTAATAATTCATTTTTAATAATTTTTTTGTATTCTTTAGGACAATCCTTGTCTGTTAGCTCAAAAATATAAGTTTCATAATCTGCTACCTTTGATTCTAATTCAAATACTCTTTTCTGTAGTGCGTTAATCTGTGCGTTTTTAAAGTCTATTAAGTCTTTCATAATTAATTTAGTTTAGCATTTAAGGTTAAGTAATTTCTTGTACCTATTGTAGGTATTTTAACTTGGTATTTAACAATAACATCTGTTATGTTACTATCTGCTTGTAGATGTAATTCTACTGTATCTCTTAAGTTATCCCAAGCCTTGTCATCTAATATTCTCATAATTGTTTTTAATGATTACATTGCAAACCTACAAAACTATTTTTAATTAAAATGTTAAAGAAATGTTAAAATTAAAAAGACTTGAATTCGTGTCCTTTTAAATAACTGTCTGTATCGAAGTAAATCCATTCGTCTGAAATGTGTATTCTCTCTATACCATATTGAATAAGTCCTCTAACAAACTTAAACCTCTTAGCATCATTTATACATCTAAATTTAATTGATTTACCAACTCTATGTCCACTATTGGAAGGTAATGCTATTTTATCAGCATAAGTCTTACTGGTATAGCCTAAAAGAATATAACCAGATAATCTTTCTCTTTTAAATATTTCATCTAAGATAAATACAGGTTCACTTTCCATAAAGTATTTACCACTACCTAACTTGTCTGGACTAT